CAAATATAATTTTGCTAGATTCTCTAAAAGATAGATTTGAATTTCCAGAATTACGTCGTGAAGCGTTGGAACAATATAAATATTGGAAACCTGATATGGTAATCGTTGAGCAAAAAGCATCCGGAACCCCACTAACGCACGAATTGAGACAAATGGACATTCCAGTGATGACATTTACGCCAAGTCGTGGTAATGATAAGCACGTACGAGTAAATTCTTGTGCACCGCTGTTTGAGGCCGGATTAATCTGGGCTCCTGATGAACAGTTTGCAGAAGAAATGATCGAAGAATGCGCGTCATTTCCATATGGCGATCATGATGACCTAGTCGACAGTATGACTATGGCTATTATGCGATTCAGGCAGGGAGGTTTTCTACCCCATCCAGAAGATTACGAAGATGAAATACAACCAATTAGGAAAAGAGAGTACTATTAAAAATGGCAGGAGTCGTAACAACAAAATTATTAGAGGCATTAGCAGACCTTGGAATAGATGTATCTAAAAAACAACCATCAAATGTTAAAACACTTGCTACTAAAAACAAGTCTACAGCCACAAAACCTGGATTATTAGCTGGTGAACGAGATACAGGTGGAAACTTCGGAACTGTATTAGATATTTTTAAAAAAGAGGCACAATACATTGACGGCATGAACGATGTCGAGCAAATGGCGTTTTTAAATAATATAATGGACTATAATGAATTTGGTGGAAAAAGTATTAAAGTTTCAGAAGGTATAAAATTAAAAGATGAGTTTGATAAAGGTTTAGGAACTTTAAAAGACGATATTGAAAGTTTACAAACAACTGCAAAGACTATGAAAGACGATGCAGAAAAAGGTCTTGCATCAGCAGAAAAAGATTTAAAAGATTTTATTGATACAGGCGGTCAACCGTTAAAAGCAAAAAGCGATAAGTACCTTGGTGGTAGCATGCATGAAGAAGGTCAACTTAGAACTGCTATTAGAACATTTTTAAAAAATGAATATAAAAACGGTAGAATTAAATTAGACAAAGACGATCAGTTTAGAGTTATGGAATATTCTCCAATGTTAGAAGATGATCCAATAAAAGTATTTAAAAAAATATATGGTGATGAAGCTTACAATAAAGCTGGATCGTTTCCAGGTGCGTTTGAAAAAGGTGAAGACTTTAATCACTACGAAAAAATTTTTAAAGAAAACATGGGTGAAGATTTATTAAAAGTTAAAGATAAAAAATATGTTGGTGATGGAACTTTAGTTTTAACAAAACAAGAAGAAGTATTTACTCCAACACCTGATGAAGATACACCTTTTGCAAAAGGTGGTCGTGCGAGTTTTGCTGGTGGTAAATTAGCCGACGAACTTGTAGCGATGCTTATTACAAAAGAACCAATGGACGCTATGAAAGAATTAAATAAAATTATTGGTAAAAAAGGTAAGTATAAAAATTTAACACAAAAAGATATTGATAGAATTGTAAATCAAACCAACGACCATATATTTCAACGTGATCCGGATAACTTGTATGTTGAAGATCGTCCAATGTTTAAACAAGGTGACGACAAAAAAAGATTATTAACAGATGATGAGATTAGAGATTATGAAGCAGAATTAGGTGACAGTGAAACTTGGATGATGGATGGTACGGTCGAAGAAGCAGAAAAAGCTTTAAAAGATCGTAACGAATATATAGCAGACATGAAAAAAGAATACGATGCTGCATCCCCTGCTGAAAGAGCAGAAGTAATTGGAACAAAAAAAGTTAATGTTGACGACATGAGTGTTGAAGATTCATTAACAACTCTTGAAGGTCTTGGTGCAACTAAGATGGCTGAAAGATTTAAATTAAAACAAAGATACCCAGGAATTTCAGAAGATTTGTTAACTAACATTATTGAAGACACTGATTCAGTTCACAAAGCAAGTGTTCTTGCTAAAATGGACCAAGCTATGAAATTAATTGTAGGTGAAGGAAAAGGAACTGATGAAGCTATAGATATTTTAAAATCAGAACCTAAAACAAAAATGGCGACAGGCGGACGTGCTGGTTACTATGGTGGCGGAATTACAAACATGATTGAACCTGACTTATCAGACATTGGCCATGGTTCGGATTCCTTGATGGCTAGAACAAGAATCACGGCCCCTGGATCACAAGCAACTACATCAACGGGTTTAAATTATTTACTCGGTGAAGATAATGACAATATTAGAATTCCGTTTAACGAAGGACTATTAGTACCACCTAAAAAACCATATGTTGAAAAACCATACACAACAGAAATGTTTGAAGATGAGTCAATGACATTACTAAAAGGTATGTATGGTACAGGACCAGATAGTAATGAATTTTTATACAACGAAATGATTAAAAAAGGCAACAAGTTAAGAGAAAAAGGTGTTGAAAGAGAAACTGTTATTGAGATTATAAGAAAAAATAAAGATAAAATTGATATGATTTTAAAACAACAAACTGGAGATAAAAAAAGTTTAGCAGGTTTGGCTGATGGTGGTATCGCTGGCCTAAGACAGGGTTACAATAAAGGTAATATAGTTGATAGAGGTCGTAGAGGATTTTTAAAATTTTTAGGTGGAACTACAGCAGGTGTTGTAGCTTTAAAAGCAGGACTCGTTAAAATGTTTGGCAAAGAATCAGGAGCCATAAGTAAAAAAGCAATTGACGAAGTAATTATAGAAGGTGGCTCAGGCGCACCGGCGTGGCTACAACCATTAGTTAACAAAGCTCTTAAAGAAGGTAGAGATATTTCACAAAATGCAATTAAAGATGGTCAAGTTGTTAAATCATTAGACACACCAACTGGTAAAGTTGATGTTTACTATGATACAAGAACTGGTGAGATTGATATAGATTATATTGGTGGTAACACTGCACTTGGTGAAAGTGTTAACATGAGATACACACCAGGCGTTGCTGATGAAGGAACTCAAGGTATTAAACCTGCAGATGAGTTTGAAGCAAGTGAAGCTATTCCAGAAGGCAGAATGAGTTCACCTAATGACTATAATGTTGAGCTTGGAGAAAACGTAACAAGTGATGTTAAAGGTTTGTATTCTGATACATCAGAACTTGCAGAATTAGGCGGTCAAAAACCTGTAATTAGAGACATAGTTGAAACAGTTAAAAAGAAAAAAGTTTTAAAACAAATAAATGAAAATCCTAATCAATTTGCAAGTGATAATTTACGAGATGATTTTCCTGACTACGACTACGGTGATGTAGATCCAAATTAATATGAGCAACGATTATTTTAAAGCACAGGGATGGTTTAAAACCTACGCACTAAATTCACAGGACAGTCGTGGCGTGTTTCAACAACTAGTAAAAGAAGATGAAGAAGAAGCTGCTAGACTAGCAAGTGCTGAGACAGATAAAATTAAAGACATGATAAACGAAAAGTTTGGTCCGGGAACCATGAAGCCTGCATCAGAGTTACCGCCTATACAAAATCCATTTGAGGACTTTGGAGAACGTAACCCTGCAGCTGAGGGTGGACGAATGAGATTTAGCGAAGGATTAGATGCTAAAAAGAAAAGCGAAAAAGCTTTAGATTTACAAAAAATAAATAATCCAAGTCAAGAAGCGTTAGATGAAATAGCTACTATTGTAGATAAGTATACTAAAACAAGTGATGTAGCTGGCAAAGAAATAAAACATTTAAGTAAAGATGGTCCAATTGATAAAATATTTAAAGAAATTAAAACAAAAGGTTATAAAAGACCTAGCGTTGCAAAAGAGTTATTTAAACAAGTATTAGAGTCAAAAGGAATAACTACATACGATAATTATCGAACTAATAAAATTGTATTTACACTTCAAGATGTTTTAAGAAAAAATAACGGAGATATTTTATCTATTAAACCTTCTGCTGTTGCAGAAATATTACCAGAGTTTGCAATTGAGGGTAAAAAAGGCGGTAAGGGATTACCTGCGTTTAGAACTTTTTTAAATTATCTAGAAGGCAGTGAAAGATTAATTGATAGATCTGGATTAGAAAAACCAGGACAGATTGCAGGAAAACCAGTTAGTCAAATAATAGATGAAATGAAACAAAATTTTTTAGAAATAAAAGGTGGAAGAGCAAGAGGTAATTTTACAGTTTTTGAAGAAACTAAACTGTTAGAAAAATTAGGTTTAGAAAATCCTAAAGCGACAGCAAATGAATTAAAAAAATTATATGAAGCAGCAGGTGGTAATAGTTTTAAAGAAAGAGTTAATACTTTGTATTTAGCTAAATCAGGACAAGTTACAAATAAAACGGATGGTGGTAAATCAATAATAGATGCAGTTAGGTCTGGAGAAATAACAAATAAACTTCCTGACTCATTACGTAATAGTTTTAAAACATATGTAAAAGATTACAACTTTGCAAGAATGACAAGATTTGCAGGAGAAGCTACAGATCCTGATTTAATTAAAGATTATACAAAAACAGCAAATATTTTTACAAAAAATAATTTAGAAAAAATGGGTGTGCCTAAAGGATTAGTAGCAGAACATGGTTTACCTATATCTGCGTATGATAGAGGTGTTGCAGACGAAAGTACAAGATTAAAAATTGATGGGTTTGTTACAAAAGAAATAAATGATTGGAAAGCTAAAAATTTTGATTACCCTGTTTTTAGACCCGGTGGGTTAGCTGATAAATATAAAAATGCTAGTGAAGCAGACAAACCAAAAATTCAAGCTCAAATAGAAGAAAAATTAAAATTAGTAAAAAACAGAACACCTGAACTTGTCAAAAACATTACGTTTGATTTTACAGATGGTAAATTTACAGCGTCTAGTTCTACTCCAGTTATATCTAACGATGTTATTCCTAATTTAATTAAAAGAGGAGCTAATGTTAATGAAATGTTTAACGCTAAACAAATAGACTACATCGGTGGCAAAAAAGATTTTGTTGGTTTTAGTTCTGGATTCAATACTGACTTGTTAATGAAAGATCCAGCAGTTCAAAAAATATTAAATTCTAAAGCAGGCCAAGCAGTAAAAAACGCAGCAAGAGGAACAGCAGGAACTGTGGGTAAAGTATTTGGTGTTGCTGATATACTTATTGGAGCATTAGATTATGAAAATAATATTAGTAAAGGTCAAAAACCTAAAGAAGCATTAGGCAATGCAGTTCAAGCAATGTCGTTTAATTTATACAAGAGCGGTGATAGAGCAAGAGTAGAAGATGTAAAAGAAAGGTTTGTAGCAAAAGGTGGTAACGCAGAAATATTTGATCAAGCAACTGCGTTAAATTCTAAAGATCAAGAAATAAACGATCTTATTTTTGATAGTAAGAAAAAAGCAGATACTTTTGTAAGATACGCTAAAGAAGGTAGAGGGGTTTTAACTCCTGATTTAGAAAAATCTAAATCAGATTATAACGTTTTAAAAAAGAATTTAAACGAAGAAATTAAAAACAAAATACAAGAACGAGATAATATGGTTGAAAGCTATAAAACTAATCTAAGAGTTAGTGAAGCTGGAGCACCTATTCAAATTGGTGGTAATGAATTTTTTAGTCAACCATTTAAAGATATAAAACAATCTACAATGGATAAAATTGCAGAAGAAAATAGAAAAGCATATGACATGCAAAAAAGACAAGTTAACTTTACTTCTGGTAAATATGGTAACTTTTTACAAAATAATATTTTTACAATGAATCCACAAGAAAAAGCAGCGCTTCAAAAACAAATTAATAATATGGATGAACGAGAATTATATAAATTTAATTTATCAAGAGGAATGGACCCTGACAATTTAATTAGATTTGAAGATTTATTAAATATTAAATCAAGTAATCCTGATTTAATGGGTGTTAATACAACTAAATATGTTAATTATGATGACCGAAAAGCCGAAGGTGGTATAACAGAATTAAGGAGTAAATATGAGTATAAAAAATAAACCAACAAATAAGAAAAACCCAACATTGGTAAAAAAAACTAATCCTGGTTTTAAATGGTGGTCAGTACCACCTAAAAAAGGACCGCTATCACAGGGGTTGAAATTACCACAAAAACAAGTTAAGAAAGTCTAGGAGAAAATATATGGCAGATATAGACAAAGCTCTCCCTAACGAACGACCTGAAGACGAAGTTCTAAAAGAACAAATGGAAGAGGTTGATGTTGCAGACGAGTTAGGTAAGGGACCAGTAGAAATTACAGAAGACGACGAAGGGGCTACAATTGATTTTGACCCTAACGCAATGCCAATGCCCGAAGAAGGCGGCGACCACTTTGCAAACTTAAATGAATTACTTCCAGAAGACGATACAAGTGCTATGGGTAGTCAATTACAAAATGACTACATGGAATATAAAACTTCTCGTAGAGAATGGGAACGATCTTACATTGAAGGTTTAGGTTTATTAGGATTTAAATACGATCAAAGAACAGAACCGTTTCAAGGAGCAAGTGGTGCAACTCACCCAGTTTTAGCTGAAGCTGTTACACAGTTTCAAGCATTAGCTTACAAAGAATTATTACCAGCAGATGGACCTGTTAGAACTATGGTTATGGGTGCATCTAATCCTATGAAAGAACAACAAGCTCAAAGAGTTAAAAACTTTATGAACTATCAAATTATGGATCAAATGAAAGAATACGAACCTGAGTTTGATCAAATGTTGTTTTATTTACCACTATCGGGTTCTACATTTAAAAAAGTTTATTATGATGATTTATTGGGAAGAGCAGTTTCTAAGTTTATCCCAGCGGATGATCTTGTTGTTCCATACACGGCTACCTCATTAGACGATGCGGAATCAGTCATCCATGTTATCAAGATGTCGGAAAACGATCTGCGTAAGCAAATGGCTGCAGGTTTTTATTCTGACATCGAGTTAACTAAACCAACTGGTACAGTAACAAACGAGTTAGAAGAAAAAGAAAGAGAAGTCGAAGGACTTACAAAATCCCAAAGAATAGATCCTTTATACACAATTCTAGAATGCCACGTTAATCTAGACTTAGAAGGATTTGAAGACCTTGGCCCCGACGGAGAGCCAACGGGAATAAAATTGCCTTACGTCGTTACAATCGAAGAAGGCAGTAGGAAGGTTTTGTCTATTAGACGAAACTTTGCGCCCAATGATCCAAAGAAAAATAAAATCCAATATTTTGTCCACTTCAAGTTTCTGCCAGGACTAGGATTTTATGGCTTAGGATTAATTCATATGATTGGCG